AAGCATCGTGGAGTCGATTACTAATCCCCCTTCAGAAGTCACGGAGGCGGCTTATAAGCGACTTTCTCAGCCGATCCTTGACGCAGTACGGGAAGGCGGCGAAGCCGTTGCAGAAGCCGGTAAATTGCAGATTAAAGATGATGATCTAATCATGGACGGCACATCCGTTCGGCAGGTCGCAACCTTTACGGCTATGTGGGAAACCAAAGTGGAACGGTTCTTCAGTCTGCTACAATCGGAAACAGATGAGCCAATCAACGAAAAGTATGAGCAGATCGCGGAAGAATTCCCTGAGTCTGTTATTAAGCAAATCATTGAGGAAATAGAAGCGGCGGTCAGACCCGACTACAAGTCCGCAAAAAAAAACTAAGGCAATCGCTACGGCGGCAAGTAACCGCAGCGATGGTTTTTAACGGGCATACAGAACAATACATTGAGTCACTCGATGAGGAACTTTTTACAGAGATTCAAGTTATGTATGCTGATGGTTTGCTGGGCAACAAGGGTATTTTTGACGCACTGACCCCGATTACTACGGCGGTCTATAATTATTTCCGTTCTGCTCAATCGCCTACAATTCACGCAGCCGATATATTTCCTTGGGTGCAGGAATACTCCATCAATCCTGACACCGAGCCTACCCAAGAAGAACAAACGAATAATGCGTTGCTGATGTTTATGTCTCAGGCTCAGGGCTTTAAGCCGGAGTTGTTTAAGAAATGAATACTGTCACTGGTTTTGATGAATTAATGCGTGCAATGGATGATTTATCAAAAGAGATTTCACAAGGTAGAACGGCGCGTATTTGGAAAAATGCTATGCGATATGCGATGCAACCAGTAGAAGATACTGCAAGAATGTTGATACAAGCACAGACTCGCGGTACAGGTACATTGGCTGATTCTTTATACATTGCAGTACATAAGCCAACTGCGCGAGATAAACGATCTGGTTCTTATATGGGTGATACTTATATTGCCAGAGTAGGCGTTACTGCAAAAAGACCAGAAAGCAAAATGAATACCGTAGTATATTCAACTAAAAAAGGATTAACAAAATCCCGTGATTATCTTGCTGGAAAAACTAATAGACCAGTAGCAATCGCGGTAGAATTTGGCACAGCAGATGTCAGTTCAAGACCATTTTTACGACCGGCATTAACCAATAATTTACAACAAGTACAGCAGCGTTTAGGCGATGCTTTATGGCGTGAATTAACAATGGGAAAATATGCAAAAGAAGCCGGACTAGATTTCACAGGTAAAATTTAATGGCAGTCATCGGTTCATTATCGGTTAAATTAGGTCTGGTCACTGTTGACTGGGATAAAGCAACCGCAGAAGCAAAAAGAAAAGCCGTAGAATTACGAGGCGCAGTTAGTGATTTAACTGGCGGCATTACTAATTTAGGGCAAGTCTTTAAGAATTTGGGCGGCTCTATGGGGCTGTCTATTGCTGGCATTGCAGCATTAACCAAATCAACAATGGGCTGGGCTGGACAGATAAATGATTTGTCTGTTAGTTACGATGTAAGCATTTCCAAAATTTTACAATTCCAAAGTGCAATCGTAGCGGCTGGCGGCAAAACAGAAGATGCACAAAAAATCCTTGCCACAATGTTTGACAAGATTTCATCTGCACAACAAGGAAACGAACAGGCAGTACAAACTTTTAAGGCATTAGGCATTACGCTTAATGATTTACAAAATACCGCCCCAGATGAAATGATTGCAAAGGTCTATAAAGGCATTGCTGGTATTGGCAACACTTATGATCGCATTGCATTAGTAAAAGATGTTTTGGGCAAATCTGGCGTTGGCAAATCTATTACAGAAATTGCGAACGCATTAGGACAATCTGATGCTGCATTTCAACAACAAGCGGCAAGTATTAAAGCATTAGATGATTTAGGTGATTCATTAGCAAAAACTTATGATAATTTGCGTTTGGCTCTTGCCGATGTAATTGCTCCATTTACGGGCAGTACTGGTGGTGAAGCATTGGCAAATATCAACAGTATTAAAGCAGCAATGGCTGGTTTGGCTAGTGCTGTCATTGTTGGTAAGTTAATTGAAATTGCCAACGTATCAGCCAAGATCATTCAAGTTTGGCGTGAAGGTGCAAAGATACAAGCAGCCTTAACAGCACTGCAAGGCTTCAAAGGAATGGCTATGCTTGCCGCAGGTGGAGCGGCTTATTATGCAGCATCAAAATTCTTAGAAGGATCAGAAGCACCAACTATTTCTTCCGCACCAACAGCACCAGCAAATGTAGAAAAGTCTATTAAGAATTTAATAGCACCTAAAACAAAAGCAAAAACTTTAGCAGATATTTTGCCAGAAGTAACAGTAACGGCAGAAACAAAAAGAGATACAAGCGAATATTCAGAATTTTTATCTTTACAAAGCAGCACTGCTTTAATTAAGGCACAATTAGGATTTGAAAAAGAGCGTTTACAATTAAAGAATGATTCTTATATGCTGACAGAAAAAGAGCAAAAAATTGCTGAACTTGAACTAAATCGTAGGCAACAAGTTAATCAACTGCAACAACAATTAAATGATTTAGAATGGTCAACCGATAAAGAATCCGTTAAAAAAGCCAAAGCGGAACAGATACAAGCCCAGATTGAAATGATAAACCAGTTGGCAGAAGCAGAAAAAAACTTAGCCAACGTGGAAGAAGAACGGCGGCAAAGTTTTGAATTTGGCTGGAAGCAAGCATTTTTTGCTTATGCCGAAGATGCTAAAAACTCAGCCCAAGTTGGCGGCGATGTCTTTAATTCCGTAGTCGGGAATATGGGCAGTGCATTGGATAACTTTGTACAAACTGGCAAGTTCTCATTTAAGGACTTTGCAAATAGCGTGATCCAAGACATCTTGCGCATTATGCTTAGATGGCAAATGATGCAGATCATAACTGGTATCTTTGATAAATTTGGTTCAAGTAAATCACCTATTGGTGGTTCTGGAATTAGTGCTACAAACTTTGCAGGTGCTACTCCATCAGCAGGTAGAAAATTTGCAGCAGCCGGTGGTTATGTAGATAGTCCCACTATCGTGGGCGAAAACGGCAGGGAACTATTTATCCCAAACCGCCCCGGCACTATCATCCCCAATGCTAGAATGGGTGATTTCATGGGGCAGCAGCAGCCGCAAATGGTGGTCAATGGTACATACGTTGCAAATATGCAAGCCATTGACACCCAATCGGCTACGCAGTTCCTAGCCAAGAATCGCAACGCAGTATTCGCGGCAAACCAATCCGCTATGCGCGGCTTGCCAGCAGGTAGATAAGAATGAGCCTTAACACAATCCTTTCTATTTCGGAAACCGTTGGCATAGATGACCAGCGTTTCATTGGTCAAATGTTAAGCCGTAACCAACGGATTAAGACCAGCGAAATACTTACCGTTGTGCCGTTTAAATTTACGATGAAGCCGCATAATTATTTATTGTATTCCCAGAATCGAGCAGTACTTAGTACGTTACGAGTGGCAGATAGATCAAACGAACAATATCTAAATTTTCCAGTAACAGGTTGGTCTAATTATATTGCGTATCGTGGCGATATGACATCAGCCCAGATCGCGGCTTGTCAATGGCAAACTGCATCGGCAAATAAAAACTTAGTATTGGGAAGCCTACCTAGCATTTCCAGCACAGCCTACATTGTCAAGCAGGGTGACTTTTGTCAAGTAGGGCGATATACCTACATTGCAACGGCTGACGTTCAGCGAGGCATTGGCAGTACGGTAACAATTCCAGTGCATCGTAATTTACTGGTTACGCTAACATCCACAGTGGCGGCGGTAATCGGGCAATATGGCACAACCATTGCACTTGGCGGCTTCAGTTATACGGGCGTGACGTTTCCAGTTATACTGCAAGAATATCCAACCTATACATTAGTCCCAATGACCAGCGATTCATTTATAAGTTGGAACGGTAATTTTTCAGCAATCGAATCAGTGCTTTAAGAGGCAATCATGGCGTTTAATACATTTGCAAATAATACAACTTCTGCCAATTTATCAGCGTTGGATGCCAACTTTACTGCTATTGGCACAAGCGATGCGGCATCTACTTTATTTCCAACTGCGACCACTTCTATTACTTATGGCGCAACAAATACGCAGCATAATTTTAGCGGTGCGATCAATGCTGCATCTGGTGTAACTGTCCCTGTTTATACATACGCCACATTACCTACCGCATCACAATATGCCGCAGGAACATCTGTTTGGACTACTGATCGTGGGCAATATGTCAGCAATGGCACGGCATGGATATTAAATAGCAAATCATTGGCAGGTACTTATACATTTGCAACATTACCAGCACCATCTACAGTTTCAGCAGGAACTTCTGCTTATACATCAAACAT